AAACCTGCTGTGGAGGCAGCGCGTGTAGGCGGCTGCGAAAGGTTTCAACCTTTACTTGAGAAATACGACTGGGATGTTCGAATCATGAAGGCTATTATGCAGGCTGAGAGTTCGTGTAACGAAAATGCTACAGGCGATACAAACCTGACATTTACACAAAATGGCCGAACGTATGGCTATTCGGTTTCTCTATTCCAGGTAAGAATCTTGCCTGGTCGAGAAGCTTGTGATTCGCACAACCCAGAAGTGAATATTGACTGTGCTTATCATGTGTGGAACTCCCAAGGATATAAAGCTTGGTCAGTTTATACGAATAAAAGATATTTAAGATTTTTATAGAAAGGAGGTGTAGATGAGTGGATTATACAAAGCCTTACAAGAGTTTCGCAAAATAACACCACTAGTGAAAGCCTCAAAAGAAAACCCATATTTCAAAAGCAAGTACGCAGACTACAATGTTGTAGTTAGCGAGACGCGAGAAGATTTAGAGAAATGCGGCTTAATGGTTAAACAGACGATCAGCCACATTGATACTAAAACAGCTATTAAGACGAAGCTTATTCATCTTGAAAGTGGCGAGATGCTTGAAGATATTGCACCAGTTGAAAGTGCACCTAATAATCCACAAACGCAAGGCTCAGGTATTACTTACATGAAGCGGTATTCATATATAGCAATGCTTGATTTACTTGTCGACACTGACGATGATGGCAATCTTGAACGCAAGCTTAAAGAAAGGACTGATAAAGAGTCTGCTGATCTAGCTACTGCCGAAAAAGCCTTACGAGCTTGTAAAACTCTAGGGGAATTAAAGGAAAAGTATATTGAGATTCTCAGAGCTAATCCAAAGCTCTCACGTGAGCTTGTCGGTGTTAAAGATGAAGTGAAGGTAAAACTGGGGGGCGATAAATGAAAATCCTAGACATTGAACAGCGAAGTCAAGAATGGTTGGATTTTCATGAAGGCAGGATTTCAGGCTCATCAGCGAAAGATTATTCATCAGTTCGGTATATACCAAAAGCTGAGCTGGTTGAGTTCGCTGAAAGTAAAGGTTATGACTTCCCAAAAAATCTAACCATAGACAATATCCGAGCAATGCTTACGGAAGATGAATTGAATGAACTCTATGCGAATGTTCAAATAAACGATTCAATCTATAAGCTAATTGCTCAGCGAATAGCTAAGCCAATTAATCCGAATGATTACGCCGATAGATTAAATGGTGCTACTTACTCAGCTATGCTTAGAGGTCAAATCCTAGAAGATGAAGCTAGAGAGCTGATTTCTGAAAAACTCGGCAAGCAGATTATCCCCGGTAGGGTTTGGCAATCTGATGTGAATGAATATATGATCTGCTCGCCTGATGGTGAGATCGTCGATGAGACAGGCGACGTTTTGGAGGCGGTTGAGATCAAGTGCTTGGATAGTTGGAAAGTCGTAAAGGCTTTTTATGAAAAGCGTCCACCGCTTGATTACGAAGCTCAGATTATTCAGTATTTTTTGGTGAATGAAAACCTGCGGACACTTTATTTCTGTATTTATTCTGATGTATTCACAAATCCAGAACTAGGGTTGCAGATTTTTGAGTTAAAGCGGGAAGACTATCAAAAAGCAATTGAAATGACTGGTAGGGTGCAAAACGCTACTCTTGAGCTGGTCGAAAAAGAAGTCCAAAAATTAATGTTCTAAAGAAAGGATAAGGGGTATGACGGACGAAGAATTGAAAAACATGACATTAAGCGAGGAAGACGTGAAAGAATCAACATATTTTACTGAGGGCGTTCACGCTGTAACAATCACCAAGGCTACTTTTGAAAAAAATGCAAATGATAAAGTATTTTTGAACGTGAAAGTTCAAGGCGTAAACGGCGAACAAGGCAGCGCACGATTATGGTTTACCGGTGCAGCAACGCCTTTTTCTGTTGATAAAATCCGCAAGATTTTTGTGCACAACGCCAAAGATGATGACCAGAAGCAGAAAGATCGCGACTTTTTCAAGAATATGAAAAGTCTGTATGAAATGTCTCAGCTTATTCAGAAACTGCCAGGTAAATCTTGCTGGTATACAGTCGAGAGAACTGAGGAAACTTATACAGATAATAACGGCGACGAGAAACACCGATATGATCGTAATATCTGGGGATATGAGCCAAAGCTAAAAAAGAAAACTGACGAAGTTGTTGAGGATATCCCAGAAGAAGTTGATCTGAGCGAAATCCCCTTTTAGGAGGCTAAATGACAAGACGAAAGAAAGTCTACTTATTAGAAACTGACAATGGGTTTACGATTCGAATTGTAAACCCAGACATCAGTTTTATGAAGAAGTTTAGGTGGGCATTTATAGATAACAATTTAGTAATCTCACGAAGATTGAATCGGGGGGAAGAGAGTGGCTTCACAGAGATTAAGAGATGTAAACAACTGTGTGACGTATATCGTCAAAAACGAAACGATAAGCAGAAACTTTACAACCAGAAAAGAGGCTAGAGCTTTTAGAAAAAAATTCGGCGGTACTATCCGTAAAATAACAACTTTAGGCGGTTTTATTATAGAGGATAAAAACATATGGTAACCGTCAAAGATTTGTTCAAAAAAGAGCGAGAGGCGTGGCTAGAAAATGCACGACTGGCCGCTAAAGAATTGCTAGAAGAGAAGCCTTTAATCACCATTGAAGATGTCTTAAGGGTTTGTCCTCGCCCTGAGTATATTCATAGGAATACAACAGGAAAAGTATTCAACAATGATTTCCAGCCTGTTGGCTGGCGAAAAAGTAAACGACCGATTATGAATGGTCGATTTGTAAGAATTTGGAGGTTAAAAGATGGCAGGAACCAAAGCAGGAGGTTTGAAAGCTAGAGATGCTAATTTAGCTAAAAATCCTAACTTTTATTCAGACATTGGGAGAATTGGCGGAAGTAACGGCACAGGTGGCGGCTTCGCAAGTCTATCTATCGGCGATGATGGGCTTACTGGTCCACAACGAGCAAAAATTGCGGGTAAAAAGGGCGGGGAGAAGAGCAGGCGTGGCAAGTCGAAAATTAATTCAAAAAGCTGACAGGATTTTCTCAAAATACATACGAATGAGAGATTCTGAGGATGGATTTTTCACTTGTTGTTCGTGCGGACAGAGAAAACCTTTTGAGCAAGCTGATGCTGGACACTTCATAAATAGAAGATGGATGGCGTTAAGATACGACGAACGAAATGTTCACGCTCAATGTCGAGCTTGTAATCGATTCGATGAAGGCAACATTATAGGATACACAAGATTCATGTTGAAGACTTATGGTGAAGATATCGTTGATTTATTAGAAAGTATGAAAAAGCCTTACAAATGGACAGACGGAGAGTTAGAAATTTTAATTAAAGATTGGAAGGACAAGTTATGAAACTAATCGTGACAGTTGATTATAAGAATGATAAATCATTTGAATATGTTTCTACAAGCACTAAAAAAGAAAATACAATGGCGGAAGTCTGGAAAGGTGTCCAAAAACAATTGGAAGAAAAAGGTTATAAGATAATCACTCTTTCTGTGGAGGAGTATGAGGAGGAATAAATCATGAAAAAACCAGTAGCAGAAGTAAATCTCAAGATATTTAGTGAAAATGGTCATCACAAAACTAACACTTCCGTCAATCTAGACCCTAACGATTTAGATGCTTTTTTCGCTACACTAGAGGCTATTGATGATTTAGGAAAAAAAATTATCAACGAAAGAGCAAAGGCATTTATAAAAAATATCTTTAGGGGTGCTATAACAGACGATGAACTAGAGAAACTTATGATAGAAATTGAGAGAAAAGAATGTACACGCTAATTTGGATAATATTTATAGTTTTCATCTTGATTATTGTAGCTATCTCAGAATATCAAATAGCCAAGCAAGATGAAGAATGGATGAAGGAGGAAAAGAAATGGAAAAAGAAGTAAGGCCTTACTACGAGGACGACTATCAGTCATTAGACGAGGTCGACACAGTAGACTTGCTGGAGATGAAGGAAGGTGCATTAAACGACCTAAACGAGAGTGAACGAACTATTCACCGTATAAATCAGATATTAGCTAGTCGTGCAATTTACGCCACGCAATTGGAGCTATTTTAAGGAGAAGGAATTGATGCTCGTATTTATAGCTATGAAACTATCGGAACTCATATGGGGGTTCAAAATATCTGATGATACTACAGGTGGTGTATATGTGATATATGCTTTCAGTACTCTTGAACTTCTAGCAGAGTTGGTTATAGTTACGTTTACTTTTCTATATTATGTGTCTAAGAAAGGAGCGAAAAAGCATGAAACGTTATAAACTTCTAAAAGATTTACCGACGTTCAAAGCAGGGCAATTAGCTTACGTGTCTGGCCTGGGCAACCTTATGGCTGGCACGCCAGAAGAACCAGAGACTGCAGATACTGGTCTGAGTTTGATGATGTATCACAGAGGTACTCTTGAAAAGTTCCCGAATATTCTCACAGAGTGGTTCGAGGAAATCGAAGAGCCGACAGACAGTATTCACTGGAAGCCTAAAAAAGGCGATAACTATTTCTACATTATACATAGCTACAACCCCCTGCATAACGAAGTCCTCGTAAGTACTTGGATTGATGACGACCATGACAAAACACATTACTTGCTCGGTAATATCTATCGTAGTCATGAGGAGGCTGAAAAGGCTCGTAATCGTGAACTAGCTGAAGTCAGACTACGCCGAACCTCAAACTTTGAGCCGGATTGGAGCAATAACGATCAGAATAAGTGGACAGTTTATTACAACCATAATGATAAAGAGTTGTTGGTTGAAGCGACTGCCTTTCTGCAATATCCTTCGGCTATTTACTTCGACACATATGACAGCATTAAAAAATCCATCAAAGAAAACAAGCAAGACTGGTTGATTTATTTTGGAATTGAGGAGAAAGACTAATTATGTGGCCAAGTTGTCAAATTTGCGGAAAACCAGCCAAGACAGTAGACAGCGAATACTGTCAGGGTACATATTGCGATGGCAAGCCAATAGAATACCCATCGGTTAAAAAACCGCACACCAAGAAAAAACTCACACGAGTAATGATCAAGGCTCGCCGAAAGAAGGGGCGTAGAAAGGGTAATAAGTAAACGCCATTAACCAACGACCTACCATACGTCAATAAACTGGGCGAACATTAACATTTCAACCGTATAACTGGATAGATAATCGTAGCTTAGATGGTAAAGCCGCGCTGCAGCACGT